CATCGAAGGAGGGCACCATTAACCAATAGTTCAGTCTTTGGCACCACCTTGGCCACGGCAAACACGCTAAAGGATTGCGTCTTTGTGTGGTAGGTCGGCCGGGTTTCATCCCAAGCTGACCACATTACGCCCGGGGTGCCATAAGGCCCCCGATAACGCTTATCCACGGCTTCCTTTATCTCTGCCACAACTCGCCACCACGGCGAGTCAGGTTCCGGGTTATGGGCAACGATCTGATTGTGAAGCTCGATCAGCTCGGCCGTTTTCCACGGGAGAGACTCAATAAAGAAGGGTTTAACGTCAACACCGTTGTAGAAGTAACTACCGCAGCTCTCCCGGAAAGGCGAGTTGCCGCTGTAGGTTTTCTCACGATTGAATTCGAAGCCTAAGAAACTCAGGGCCTCGACCACATCGTCATGGCGGTGCTCGGGGTATATAAGATCATCCCCGTAGACGCTGACCAGCTCAGATCTCTTGCAACACGCTTTTACCACGGCATAGAACAGGACGGTCTCCACCTCAAAGGTGAAACCATTTCCCATCGAGCCGACCTTTTCCCAAGATGTAATAGTACCATCCGGATACTGCCCTATCTCCTCGCGGAGGTCGAGCATTAAGGTAGCGTGGGATTCCGGAAAGAAAGTCTTGATGTGCCCCGTACCGATGCCATCACTGGCACCGGACAGATCACCTGTGACTAACAGGCGGGTTGCACTTCCAAGTTTGGCCAGTAGGCCGTGATACACTTGGGCTTCCGGAAACAAGAGGGGCTCAGACCATCGCTGCGCGCGTTTCCGCACGAACTTCCCGTAGCCTTTCTGAAGGGCTACGTTCCATGTCCGACCTTTACAGGCCGTACGCTCAGTGTCGAACCGTTTTGGTACAGTGAACACCTCATTATACCAACCGACCTGAAGCTCAGGCCAGGGGGCGGAGTCTCCCTCACTCGTGAGGAAGGGTCCCCACCACTGCTGATATGCAGAGGCATAGGGCGCCGCTTTAGGCGTTACGTGGGTTCCTAAAGCCCACTTATTTGTAGCGTCGCAAGACAACCGATTGAATTCGGTCGTAGCACCAGGAGAAAACTCCACATTCCTCGCAAACTCTTCGAAGTCCAGCGGACCCAGAAGAGCCGAGATCAGCCTACGAGCCCTCCGATACACCTTTATGAGGTGTACCGGGATTCGAGCGTTGGACAAGTCCAAGCACTCCGGGCCGTAAAAGACGGTGTTTGATTCCCGTACTCTGATTTCGGAGTCCCTCAGCTTACTGAGGGCGGTTTCGATCCGATCCTGTTTAGGGACCGATTCGTCACCCTGCCACCTCTTCAAAACGCAC